AGTTAGGTGTTGTCACCGAAAAGTAAAAATCATTAGTACATTTTTTAATGGCTACATTAAGAAGTGATTTAATTATCCCTGAGGTTTTTACACCCTATCTGATTGAAGAAACAACTCAAAGAGATGCTTTCTTGCAGAGTGGGGTCGTGACACCTCTAGCAGAATTAAATCTATCCGCAGAAAGAGGCGGTGACTTTGTAAAGATTCCATTCTACAAAGCAAACTTATCTGGAGACTTTGAAGTTCTTACAGATTCATTATCATTAACACCTGGAAAAATCACAGCCGATAACCAAATTGCAGCCGTGTTACATCGTGGGCGAGCATTCAGTTCACGGGATTTAGCCGCACTTGCAGTTGGTGGTGGCCCAGATCCAATGGCTGCTATCGCTCAGAAGATGGCTGCTTATGTTAATAACCAAAAGCAGAAAGATTTATTCTCCTGTTTAACTGGTGCATTTGGTTCTATCAACGCAAACTCAAGCAGTTCTGCATTATTTGATTTAACAATTGATTCAGAATCAGGCGACACTCCAACAACTTTAAGTCCAAGACACGTTGCAAAAGCACAGGCTTTACTTGGTGATCAGGGATCAAAACTAACAGCCGTTGCAATGCACTCAAAAGTGTATTACGACTTGGTTGAGAGAAATGCGATTGATCGTATTTACGACAACACTGGCGCACCTGATACAGACGCAACTTCAGGTACAACAGCAAATGCTTTCCCAGGAACAACATCTATCCCTACATTTATGGGATTGAGAGTTATTGTTTCTGATGATGTTCCAACAACAGGTTCTGGAGCTTCAACTGAATATTCAACATTCTTCTTTACACAAGGAGCAGTTGTTACAGGTGAGCAAGCACCAATCAGAACACAAACAGATAGAGACATCCTTGCTTTGGAAGAAGCTATGGCAGTGGATCTCCACTACATTTATCACCCAGTAGGTCTTAAGTACGCAGTTTCAACTGTAAACCCAACAAGAAGCGTGTTGGAGACAGTTGGTTCATGGTCGAAAGTGTATGAGACAAAGAACATCGGTATCGTTCGTGCTACTAACGTAAGTAATCAGGATTAATTATGGCTTCTTTATTTGACGTAACCGCTGGCCTTTTAGTTGGGCCAACAGGCGGTGGCACTGTAACTCAGGCTACTAACAAATCAACAGGTGTAACTCTAAATACAGAGTCGGGACAAATCACAATGAACAATGCACAGCTTGACGCTGGCACAGAAGTATCTTTCACGGTAACTAACAGCAAGATTTCAGCAACAGATGTTGTTGTAGCTTGTCATGGCTCTGCGGGTACGGCTGGTTCATATTTAGTCAACGCAAATGCGATTGCTAGTGGTTCTTTTGCAGTGACAGTTTCTAACGTATCTGCTGGAAACTTAAGTGAAGCAATTGTTATTAACTTTGTTGCTCTTAAGGGTGCATCAAGCTAATGGCGATGTACGCATTTAGGCGTATGAGAGCGAGAAATGAGGCTGCTCAAAAAGCAGCTTCATTAACTCCAACTCTTGAAAAGCCAAAACCAAAACCAAAGCCCAAGAAGGTAAAACTAAATGGCGATAACTCTTGATGCTACTGTTGGCGGTGCTAACGCAAACACTTACATCACTCTTGCTGATGCAAACTCTTTCATTGAAGGTTTAGTCCTTAGTGATGACGCTGCTGCATGGGATGGCTCAAGCAACGACAATAAAAATCGTGCTTTGTTCACGGCTGCACAACGCATCGATAGAGAAAAGTTTTTGGGGGCTAGGGTAGATGATACCCAGGCACTTGAATGGCCTAGATCAGGAGTAAGAAAACCTGATACTTACACCAACCTTTATGGCTTATCTTTTCCAAACAGATTAGTTGCTGATTATTACACTGATACTGAAATCCCAGATCGTGTTAAAAACGCACAGGTCATCTTGGCTGTTTATCTCAACAACAATAGGAACGGTTTGGAGTTGAGTGGTCTGGAAGATTTTGCAACAGTTAGTATCGGTAATATAAATGCAACTCCTAGATTTTATGGAGCAGTTGGTATTGATCGAATCCCACCTATAGTTGATCATTACCTGATGGGTATTAGAATAGGTGGAAGAGCAAACTTACAAATCAAGAGGTCATGAAAATGGGCTACGGCTACGAATATCCAGCAGCAATCATTATTACCGATACGGCTGCTCATACAGGCAGATTTGGTAAGGTGCATTGTCTAACAGATGCGGAGGCAACTTTTGTTGCTGAAAATATTACTGAAAATGGTTCTGCAACTATAAACGGCATCACAATGAAGGCATCATCTGAAGTTTGTGGTGTGATCACAAGTATCACTCTTGCGAGTGGTCAGGTCATAGCTTATTCATTATGAGTCTTGCCAACGCACTAAAAAAAGCAGCATCAAAAACTTTGAGCAAGCTTGGAGGTGATGTAACTATCAGACAGGTCACGGCTGGCAGTTATAACACAACCACTGGAGCCATCACAGAATCTACATCTGATACTACTGTCAAAGGTGCGTTAACAAATGTAAACAGATCTGAGATAAATGATCTGATTGAATCCCAAGACAAAAGACTAACAATATCAGCAGGGGATTTATCTTTTGTACCAACCACAAAAGACAGAGTTGTTATAAGCAGTGTTGAGTTTAAAATTATTCAGGTAATTACAAACGAGCAGAATAATACAGCAATAAGTTTTGATCTTATCTTGAGGTAACTATGGCAAGAGAAATAAATTTAACTGACATCGGAGATCATTTCGGTGAAAAAGTACAAACGGTTGTAAGGAAAGCGACATTAAAAGCAACAAAAGATATAAAAGAATTTACGCCTGTTTTTTCTTTAGATAACTATCCTGATCTAGATTCTATACCTAATTTTTTTACATTACCAAATGGTCAAGTAGTTCCGTTTAAAAAAGCTTTGTTAAACCGTGGAACTGGCGGTCAGCTTCGTGAGTCGTGGCAAACAAAAATCGGTAAATTTCAAGGAGAAGTGTTTACAACCGTGGAATACGCTGAACCTGTTGCTTATGGAACTAACCTGCCTCCAAGTTGGGGTGGAAGATACAGAACTCGTCAAAACACAATCAAAGGTTATCCAGAACTTGTTGCAAAGCAACTGGAAAGATTTATTAGAGATGAATTTAGGAGATCATAATGGCAGCAATTGATTTAAACACCGTCAGATCTACAATTGAAGGTAGGCTTGCTACAGAATTGGCATCAAGTCCAGCAATTCCTGTTGTATTTAACAACATGGCTTTTGATTCCACAACAGAGGACACTTTTGTTCAATGTCAGACAAGCTTTGGTTCTGGAAGTTATTTGACTATGGGTGGATCTGCAAACTCAACAAACAGTGTTGTTGGTTTACTTTTAATTAATATATTTACAGAAGAGGGGATCGGCCCAGGGTCAAACTTTACAATTGGCAAAAGATTGCGTGACCTTTACAATAATATTACAGTTTCAAATGTTATTTTTGATTCACCAATCGGGCCTGAAATACTTACATCAAGTCCAGAAGGTAAGTTTCAAACACAACTTAGGATAACATTTGAAATATTTGAGGAACTTTAATCATGCCAAAACTTGAAATCACTGAAGAGATGCTTGACGCTATCGAAGCTGTCAAAGGTGTTAGAGATTCAAGAATGTGGGACCCCAATTGCAAAAGATATATGGAGAGTCAACAAAATTCAAAAAAAGATGTAAAAAAGACTGAAAAGGGTTAATATATTTATAAATCTTTCTTTTTTTTGTTATGGCTGCTGTAAAAGGTGATGTCGGTAAAATAATGTTCCATAACGCTGCTGGAACAGAAGCTGATATTTCAGGTCTTAGAAATTGGTCTTTATCAATTACTAAAGATACCCAAGAAACCACAGTTCAGGGTGATACCTCAAAGACTTTTGTTGGTGGTCTTATTTCTGGTGAAGGTTCAGCAACTCTCATTTATGACAATGCTGGTAACTCTGATTACTTGGCATTTGTTGAAGATATTTTAACAACTGGTGATGCTGGTGATGCCTTGTTTGAGTTATTTCCAGACAGTTCAGCAAGTGCTAAAAAATTTGGTTTTTCTGGAATAATTACAGGTGCTGAATATGGAGCAACAATTGGTGAGATCCAAGAAATAAACATTTCTTTCCAAACAACAGGTGCAATTACTTCAGACATATAGTAAATTTTAATTAACTAACCCCACAAAAACATGGCAACAAAAAGAACCGTTGATCTCATCACTGAGGCGTTCAGTGATGTAATGACCGCAAGAAGAAAATATGAACTAAAAAAACCAGATGGCTCACTTTTAAAAGAAATATATTTTCCACCACTTACAAGGTTTGATAGAAAAAAAGCTCAAGTTGCTGCTGGTACAGATGATGCTTTGACAATATCTACAAAACTTCTCTGTCAACTTGCAGAAAATGAAGATGGCTCAAAAGCATTTCATTCTGCTGATGCTGAAAATCTACAGAGATTTTTACCTGAAACAGTTTTGAATGATCTTGAGTTATTTATGATGGATATTCAAGTTGACTTAGATACAGCAAAAAACGAATTAGGCGAGATAACTGGTTAAACTTTGAGTTTTTTCTCGCAACAGAATTAGGTAAAACATTAATTGAGTTAAGAAAAAGTATTACAGAGGAGGAGCTTGTTCACTGGGCTGCATATTATGAAGTAAAGAATGAAAGGGAAAGACAAGAAATGCAGCGACAAAAGGCCAAATGAATGTAATATATAATAAAGGTTATTTGTATTTGTGGCACAATCAACAGTAAAACTTATAGTTGATGCACAAAACGCAATCAGACCATTGCAACGTGTAAATGAACAAACCAAAGCTTTAAGCAGTAGCACAAATAAATTAAAAGATAGATTAAATAAATCAAACAGATCAATAAGAGAATCAGGAAGGGCTGCAAAATCAGCAAGTGGTGGATTTGCAACATTAAATAAATCTTTGATGCCGTTAATAAAGGCTTTGGCAACTATAGCGGCTGCAAGATTTGTTTTTATTAACGCTGCTGATATTGAGACTCAAAGAAAAAGTCTAGAAGTTCTTACTGGTTCTCTTTCTAAAACAAATCTCATAATAAAAGAACTGCAAGATTTTGGTGCTGTTACTCCATTTAAAAGTAGTGAATTAATAGAGCAAACAAAACGATTAAAGGCTTTTGGTTTTGAGACTAATGAATTAGTTGATACCACAAAAAGGCTTGCTGATGTTGCAGGTGCTACTGGTGCAGATTTACAAGGCATTGCAACAGCCTTCGGTCAGATAAGGGCAAAAGGAAAATTGCAACAAGAGGAAAATTTACAGTTATTAGAAAGAGGAGTTGATATAACAACTGAACTTAAAAATATCACAGGTTTACAGGGTGAGGCATTTGAAAAAGCGCAAAGACAAGGAAAAATTGGGGCTGATCTTGTAAATCAGGCACTTATAAATTTAACAAATGAAGGTGGAGCTTTCTTTGAAGGTGCTTCTTCACAAGCAACAACCTTAAATGGAAAATTATCAACTTTAATAGATTCAGTTGAAAGTTTAGCAAGAACTATTGGCTCTCAACTATCACCAGCAATAAAAGGTACTTTAGATTTAGCAACAAAAGGTGTGGTGGCGATTGAAAAAATATTCAGTAGATTTGGAGATATCGGTGATGTTGGTTTAGGAAATGTTGCAAAAGCAGAGCAAAAAGCACGAAGAGATGCAGCAAGACTAACAGCAACAAGATTCGGTACTAAATTTAAAGGCCAAAGTGTCTTTGCAAGTAAAGAAGAAAATAAGTTTTTTAAAGAATCATTTGAACTTTTAAAAAAACAAAATATTGAAAGAGAAAAATTAAGAAATAAATCTTTTGAAGAAGTAGCAATTATTGAACAAATAAATAAAAAACATAATGAGGGAACAAAAGAAATCACAAAGAAAAATGATGAGATAAAGAAAGTTAATGATGATTTAGATAAAACAAAAAATAGTGCAGATCAATTAAAAGAAAAATTTATAGAGATAGGGCAAAGTGTTGAACAAGGTATTGTCTCCAACCTTACTGATGCAGTAATGGGAACTAAAACACTTGCTCAAGCTGCAATCGGTGTTTTGAATGATTTAAAGAGAAAACTTGTTGAGGTTGCCATACAAAGGGCTGTTTCTGGTATAGGTGGAAAAATAGGTGGATTCTTAGGAGGTTTATTTAGTGGTAAAAGAGCAAATGGTGGGCCAGTTTCTGCTGGCGGTGCATTTTTGGTTGGTGAGAAAGGCCCTGAAATTTTGCAAATGGGTTCAAGAAGTGGCAATATTATTCCAAATAATGCAATCGGTGGAGGTGATAATGTAACTAATATGGTGACGGTGAACGTAGATGCTTCGGGTTCTTCTGTGGCAGGCAACAGTGCAGACGCACAGCAATTAGGTGCTGTCATTGGGGCTGCTGTTCAAGCACAATTAATAAAAGAAAAAAGACCTGGAGGTTTATTAACTAGATAAATGGCAACTTTTCCTGATTTTAAACCGATCTACGGATCTACAAAAACAATCAATACAAAAGCTGTAGTTGTAAATTTAGGTGATGGCTATCAGCACCGTACTCTTTTTGGCTTGCCACAAAATCAAAGTCCAATGACTTTAGATTTAACATTTAGTGTTAGTGAAACTGAATCTGACACCATATTTTCTTTTCTAAATGATAGAGACTTAGATCAAGCAAGTTTTGACTACACTCCGACAGATGAAGCAAGTTCTTTAAAATTTATTTGTACAAAAAAAACAAAATCAATTCCATATAACAACAGAGCTATCGTTAATGTAACTTTTGTACAAGTATTTGAACCCTAATGGCAATACCAGTATCAGAATTACAAAAAATAAATCCTAGTTCTGTTATTGAACTTTTTACCTTACAGTTTAATAGTACATTACATGGTAATAATAATATTTATAGATTTCATGCAGGGGTAAATGAATCTAATTCTGACATTGTTTGGCAGGGTAATACTTATACAAGATTTCCTGTAAAGGCTGAAGGGTTTGAATTTACTGGAACGGGCCAAATTCCAAGACCCACTTTTACTGTAAGCAATGTATTATCAACAATTACAGCTTTAATGATACAAGTAAATACAGTAACACCTGGTAATGATTTGAATGGAAGTAAATTTACAAGAATACGAACCTTAGCTAAATTTTTAGATGTTGTAAATTTTGAACCAATTATCACTACAACTTCATCAACTACAACTATCGCCGACCCTGCTGACGCTGAAACTGTTACTTATACAGTAACTGTTGCAAATGTAGGGGGTGTAAATATATTTTTATTAAACGGTGTAAATAATCCAGTTATAACAATGAAACGTGGATCAACTTATATTTTTGATCAATCTCATAGCACAAATGTTGGACACCCTTTAAGAATTAGAGGTGATGCTGGGGGACAGCAAACAACAGTCAATGTTGGTACTCTTGGAACAGATGCTACAGTCACTTATCAGCCAGCATATCCAACTGCTCCAAACGATTTGAGATATTACTGTACAGTTCATGGTAATGCTATGGGAAATACAATTACAATGAATGATCCAAATACAACGACTGAGGAAACTACAACAACAACGTCAAGTCAAACAAACCCCTTTGGCACTCCAAGTGCTGACGAATTTCCGCAAGAGATATATTTTATAGATCGTAAAATATCAGAAAGTAGAGAATTTGTAGCTTTTGAACTTGTATCAGAAATGGATTTACAAAATTTACGTTTGCCAAAAAGACAGGTAACAAGAAAATTATTTCCTGGTGTAGGAAACTTTATAAGTGGTTAGTATGAATTGGAAAGATGAAGCAATTAAATATGCAAAAGAAATTGCACCTAATGAATCTTGTGGTTTGATTGCAATTATTAAAGGTCAAGAAACATTTTGGCCTTGTAAAAATTTAGCAGATAGTAAATTTGAATATTTTATTATTGACCCTGATGATTGGGCTAAATGTGAAGATATAGGAGAGATTATAGGCATTTTTCATTCACATCCAATTGGTGCATCTACACCTAGCGAAAATGATAAGGCAAGCTGTGAATTTTTAAATGTTCCATATTACATTTACAGCATTGAAAACAATGATTGGTCATATTTTAAACCAAGCGGTTATAAGCCACCTTCTTTAATTGGCAGAGGTTTTATTTGGGGTAAACATGATTGTTGGTCTATAGTTACAGATTGGTATAAAGAAGTAAAAAATATTGATATTCCTTATTGGAAACGACCAAAAAAAATTAAAGATTTTTTGGCACATCCAGAATTTGAATTTGCTTTACCTAAATTAAATTTTATAAAACAATCAACAAATGATGATATACAAGTTGGCGATGTCTTATTATTTGAGTCTGTTACAAAGAACTTAGATCATGTAGCGGTTTATATTGGCGATATGATGATATTAAATCATAATATAAAAGGATTAAGCTGTAGAGAACCTTTTGATTTAAGGTATCAACAGTCTCTAAGAGGAGTGTATCGTTATGAAGCTAAATAAAATTAAAGTTTATGGAAAACTAAGGCAAGATTTAGGCTGTTCATATTTTGAAGCCGCAATAAATAGCCCAGTAGAAGCATTTAGATTTTTAAAAGCAAACTTTCCAGATTTAGAAAAATATATGAGTTGTCAATTTTATAAAGTAAAGATGAATGGAAACGAATTAAAAGAAGATGAATTAACTTTAAAAAGTGATGGTGTTATACAAATAATACCTGTTGCAACTGGTTCTATTCCCATTGTTCTTGGGGCAGGTGCTTTATTTGCTGCTTCTGCTGTGCCTGCAACGATATTAGGTAGTACTTTATTGGCAACAGTGGCTACAACTGCTTTAACTGCGGTTGGAACAAGTCTTCTTGTAAGTGGTGTAACACAAATGCTTACTCCAACTCCAAACATAACTCAACCCATTGCAAGTTCATCACCAGGAATTAATACTAATGATGCAAATTTAAATGACAGTAATTATAGTTTTAGTTCGATTTCTAATGTTTCAAGGGCTGGTGTAAGTTTACCTGTAATTTATGGTGAAATTTTTGTTGGTAGTATTTTGGTTAGTAATGGTGTTGATACTGCACAGGTAGCTAATTAATTATGGTTACTAAAAGAACAACTTGGCATGGAAAGCTAATAGGATATCAAACAAATATTGGCTTTATTGGTAGAAGCTCTCAACTTTTTCGTCAAGTATTAAGTTCTAACCAATCATCAACAATTATTGATGTGCTATCAGAAGGTGAGATAGAGGGTTCAGCTACAGCCTCTAAAGCAGGCCTTACAAAAGGAACAACTGCATATAACAATGCTTTTAAAAAGGATATATTTTTAAATAATACTCCCATACTTTTAGAATCTGCTTCAAATACTTCTCCAACAGATGCAGATTTTAACTACAGAGGTGTAGGGTTTGATGTTAATTTTGGTACTTCAAACCAAACTCCATTAAGAGGAATTTCTGATGTAGAAACTGAAATTGTAGTTGGTACTACTGTTACTGATAATACTCCTGTTACAAGAACAATATCTAATACAAATGTCACTTCTGCAAGAGTTACAGTAGTATTTCCAGCTTTAAAAGAAATAGTTGAAACAACTGGAAAAGTTGTAGGAGGTGTTGTTGATATTGATATTGATTTAATACAAGGAAATGGTACGACAACAAGAGTTATTGAAGATACTGTGATTGGAAAATCTAATGACGCATATTTTAGAGATTATATTATTACTTTTCCTAGTAATGTAGTTTTTCCTGTCCAATTAAGAGTAAGTAGAGATAAAGTAGATTCACCAAATCAATTTATAGTAGATGCTTTCCAATGGTCATCTTATACAGAAATTATAGATCAAGCATTTTCTTACCCTGATGTTGCACATACAAAACTTAGATTTGATAGTTCTATTTCACAATCAATACCTACAAGAACTTTTAGGATTCGAGGAATTAAAGTAAAGATTCCTCATAATGCAACTGTAAATATTAGTGATGGAAGTATTACTTATGCTGGTACATTTAACGGTACTTTTAAAGCAAGTAAAGAATGGTGCAGTGATCCAGCATGGATTTTATACGATCTGTTAACAAATACAAGATATGGTGCATCAATAGCAGAAACATCAATTGATCAATACGCTTTCTATTCAGCTTCTGTTTATAACAACGAAAAAATTGATAATGGTCTTGGCGGTACTGAAGCTAGATTTAGCTGCAATGTGAACCTAAATAATTCTGCCCAGGCTTTTGATCTTATTAATGATCTTGCTGCTGTACAACACGTAATGCCATTTTATAGTGCTGGTTCTATTACTATTTCTCAAGACAGGCCAACAGATCCTACATATCAATTTACATTAGCTAATGTTTTAGAAGGTGGGTTTACTTATTCAGGTTCAAGCCAAAAAACAAGACATACTGTTATTAATGTAGGATATTTTGATTTAGAAACACAAAGTTTAGACTACGAAACTGTAGAAGATACAGCAGCTGTAGCAAAGTTTGGTGCTGTTGTAAAAAATATAAAAGGTTTTGCCTGTACTTCAAGGGGTCAAGCTGCAAGAATGGGGCGTTGGTTTTTATATAATGAACAAAACGCAACAGAGACTTGTACTTTTACTGCAACTGCTGAAGCAGGCGTTTTAGTTAGACCTGGTCAAGTAATACAAATTTCTGATCCTGTTAAAGCTGGATTGCGCAGAGGTGGTTTAGTTTCTTCTGCACCAAACTCAACAACAGTAGTAGTAGATGATGTAACAAACACAGATTTAGATTCTACAAATAATGCTCAATTATCTGTAATTTTACCTGACGGAACGTTAGAAACAAAAGCAATATCATCTATTTCTGGAACCACAATTATTGTATCTTCTGCATTTAGCCAAACCCCACAAGCAAACACAGTATGGGTGTTAGAGAATAATACTATACAGCCTACTACTTGGAGGATAATTACTGTAACAGAAAACGGTTTAAATTATACAATCACAGCTTTATCTCATAACTCAAGTAAATATGCTTTTGTTGAAGATGGAAGTGCATTAACACAAAGAACAATATCAGTACTTAATGATTTAAAAGATGCTCCTAGTGGCCTTGCTGCTGTTGAATCTATAGTACCCATTAACAATAAAGCTGTTAGTAAAATTGATATTACATGGCAGCCCGTTATAGGTGTTAATGATTATATTGTTGTTTATAGATTTAATAACGGAAACCCTATAAGACAAGAAATATCAAGATCTGATTTAGAAATATTAAATAGTGATGTTGGTACATATGAAGTTAGAGTATTTAGTTTAAATGCTGTTGGAGAACCATCAAGATCCCCTGCAACAATTACATTTAATGCTGTTGGAAAAACTGCTGTTCCAGCTAACGTACAAAATTTAAGAATAGAACCAATAAATAATAAATTAGTAAGGCTTAGATGGGATGCAAGCACAGAAACAGATGTACTTCATGGGGGGTTCTGTAGGATTAGACATTCTTCAAAAACAGATGGAACTGGTGAATTTGCAAAAGCTGTTGATATTGATAAATTGGCTGGAAACAGCACAGATATAATAGTTCCTTATGTTGAGGGAGAATATTTTGTTCGCTTTGTTGATGATGGTGGCAGAATAAGTGCTGGTAGTGCTTCTGTTGTAATTGATTTACCAGATCCACAGCCTGCATTAATAGTACAAACAAGAAGAGAAGATCAAGATAATCCAAAATTCCAAGGTACAAAAACTAACGTAGATTTTGATGCAACAACAAATAGCCTTAATCTAATTGGTGGGGGTAATTTTGATTCCATTACAGATTTTGATACAGTTGCTTCTTTAGATGATTTTGGTGGAATATCACCTTCTGGAACTTATGACTTTAATGAGACGTTAGATTTAGGTGCTGTATTTAGTTTAGATCTTAAACATCATTTTTTAACTGAAGGTTTTTATCCTAATGATTTGATTGACAGCAGAACAGCAAATATTGATACTTGGACAGATTTCGATGGAACTAATGCAAATGACGTTAATGCAGAATTACTTGTCCGAGTTACGCAAGATGACCCTTCTTCTGGATCACCAACTTATACAGCATTTCAAACTTTTGTTAATGGTGTATATAAAGGAAGAGGATTTCAATTCAGAACTAATTTAACAAGCAATGACCCTGCACAGGATATAAGAGTTGCAGAATTAGGTTACACTGCAACATTACAAAGAAGAACAGAGCAAAGTGCAACGGCAATAGCATCTGGTAGTGGAGTTAAAAATATAACCTTTTCTCACCCGTTTTTTGTTGGAACTTCTTCACTTCTTGGAGCAAATTCAAATTTACCTTCTATTGGTATCACTGCACAAAATATGGCAACAGGTGATTTTTTTGAGGTAAGTAATGTATCATCAACAGGTTTTTCTGTTCATTTCAAAAACTCATCAAATGCAAGTATTAGTAGAAATTTTAACTTTACTGCGGTAGGATTTGGTAAAGGAAACTAACTTATGGCAAGAGTAGATTCTACTGGGGGAACTGGGTACGTTATTGATAACGGAACAGGTAGTGCCGTTCGTACAAAATTAAATCAAATAACTGCTGCTATAAACTCTACAAATAGTGGTTCTGGTGATCCTACAATCAATACAGCATTTCAAATGCACATTGATACTTCAAGTTCATTATTGAAGATAAGAAATGCTGCTAATAATGCTTATATAACTATTGGTGATGTATCAGCAACAAACTTAGGTTTAGCTGCACTTGCAGGGGCAACATTTACAGGAGATGTTGTACATAATTACACAACAGCTTTACAAATACCTGTTGGAACTACTGCACAAAGACCTGGTTCGCCATCAACAGGAGACTTTAGATTTAACAGTACGACCACTTCTGCTGAAATATATAACGGATCTGAGTTTACTGCTGTAGGGGGCGGTGCTGGTGCTACTGGTGGCGGCACTGATGAAGTATTTTTTGAATCGGACACAAACGTAACAACAAACTATACGATAACATCAGGAAAAAATGCACACACAGTAAGTCCGATTATTAATTCTGGTGTTACTGTGACTGTGCCTTCTGGCAGTTTACTTGTTATTCTTTAATTATGGCTTTAAACATTAACGGCACTACTGGTATTTCTGGAGTTGACGGATCAGCTTCCGCACCAGCATTACAGGGAACAGATAGTAATACAGGAATAAATTTTGCATCTGACACTGTAAATATCAATACAGGCGGTTCGACTAGGGCAACTATTGATAGTTCGGGTGCTTTAGATGTTCCAACAGATTTTCCAATAAAAGTTGGTAGTAGTGAAAAATTAAGAATATCGTCATCAGGACAAATTGGAATTGGAAAAGTTCCCTCAAGAACTGTTGATGTTGAAGGTAAAATTAGATCAAGTGAAGCCGTATGTTTTGGGGATAATAGTTCAACACCCGCAGAAGGTGCTGCTATTCATAGGCCAGATTCAAATACTCTAGCTTTTGTTACTAATAACGTAGAACGGTGTAGAATTAATGATACGGGAAGGTTGCTTATCGGTACGACTGACACAACTCCTTACAATAACACAGGTTCAAATGAAGGTGTTGTTCTTTCGGGTGATAGTATACAAGCTGCAAGACAAGGTGATATTCCATTCTTTTTAAATAGATTAAATGATTCTGGTGGTACTTTAGCTGCTTTTTATAGAAACGGAAGTCAGCAAGGAACAATATCAGTATCAGGATCTACTGTTAGTTATAATGGTGGTCATTTAAGTAGATGGTCACAAATTAAAGGTTTATCACAAACTGATAAATCAGCTAGGCCAGAAATTTATCAAGGTACTGTTATGAGTAACTTAGATGATTTATGTGTTTGGGATGGAGAAGATAATCAACAGTTGAATATGACAAAAATATCTGATACTGAAGGTGATAAAGATGTTGCTGGTGTATTTTATACTTGGGATGATGATGATGATAAAGTGGTAAATGATTTTTATATCGCAATGACAGGTGATATGGTCATTAGAGTTGCAGCCTCTACAACAGTTGCAAGAGGTGATTTATTAATTTCAGCAGGTGATGGAACTGCAAAACCACAGGCAGATGATATTGTGAGAAGTTCTACTATTGCTAAAATAATATCAACAACTTCTACAGCTACATATGCAGATGGAAGTAAAGCCTACCCTTGTGTTTTAATGGCTTGTTAATGAAGGTAATTTTATGACAGCAAAGATTAAACTAAACGCAGCATCAGGTGGTGGGTCTTTCAGCTTACAAGCACCCTCTTCATCTAGTAATAACAGGGTAATGACCTTGCCTGATACAGCAGATGGCACATTACTAACAACTACAAATCCAAAAACAGGAAATGTTATTCAGGTAGTTTCTCAAACAAAAACAGATGTCTCAACAATTTCTACAGGTGCAGATACCTTTTATAATTATGATGATGCTAGTTTAAAAGTTACAATAACACCAAGTAGTGCTTCAAGTAAAATTTTCCTTATTGGAAATATTGCGTGTTCAAGTAATACAAACGTAGGTGCAATGTTTGTAAGGTTTAATAAAGATGGTTCTGCTTTATCAGGAGCAATAGGCGATGCAAGTGGCAGTAGAGGTAGAATGACTACTGCGGCTATACAACACAGTAATTCTTATCCAACTTTTCATTCTTTAAGTTTTCTTGATACTGCTGGAGATACCAATTCACGTTATTATAATTTTGGTATTGCACAAAACGCTGGAAGTGGTAGAAATGTAAAAATAAACGATCATTATACAACCGCAGATAATTTTGGTAATGGCTTATTTATATCTACAATTACAGTAATGGAGATAGCAGCATAATGATATTAGATCACGAAGCAATACTAAAAGCGTACCCTGATTGCGTTAGGGTAGAAAGCAATAAAGGAGCTTATAAGGCTGATGGCACAGAAATTACTCTTGAGCAAAGCAAAATAGATGCTGCACGAACCACACTAGATGCTGAAGCTGCTGCTATTAAGTATCAAACCGATAGAACAACTGATGGTTCTACAATTTATGCTTCTTTTGGAGATCAACTTGATATGTTGTATGCCGATATGCTCGCTGGTAAACTAGATACAACTGGAACGTGGGCAACCCACATCAAAGCGGTAAAAGACGCTAACCCAAAACCTAGCTAATTATGTCAGAGATCAAGGTAAATTCGATAAAAGGTGTAGGAGCTAGTGCTGCTGCTATTACTGTTAATAATACTGATGGAACGTGTACTGCAAATCTTACAAACAGAACGAATAAAAATTTAATAATTAATGGAGCTATGCTAGTGGCTCAACATGGTACGTCATCTACAACTACAGGAGTCTCTACTGTGGATAGAATATTTGTTGCAAAAAATGGTACAGACGAAGACCCTACATATTCTCAAGTTGACGTAGCTGCTGGAACTACACCTTATACTTCAGGATTCAGAAAAGCATTTAAAGTTACAAACGGAAATCAGACAAGTGGTGCTGGTACTTCTGATAGAATCGAAATCATGTTACGTCTAGAAGCCCAGGATATTGCGAATAGTGGATGGAATTATGTATCTAGTTCAAGCAATATAACATTATCTTTTTGGATAAAATCAAGTGTTGCTCAAAACTTTTTTGGTCGTTTTGAAACACAAGACGGCACAAAGCAGAGTAATGCCTTTGAAACTGGCTCTTTAAGTGCTGATACATGGACAAAGATCACAAAAACATTTACTGGTGATTCAAATATTACTATCAATAATGATAATGGAGAAGGTCTTAGGATTAGTATTTACGCATTTTTAGGAACAGATTACACCGATAGCATCAGTTTGAACACATGGGCTGCCAGTGCTGGTGCAAGCAGGACACCCGATAACACATCGACATGGTACACAACAAATGATGCGACACTTGAAATGACGGGATTTCAGTTAGAAGTTTCAGATCATGCCACTGATTTTGAGCATTTAAGCTTTGCAGATGAATTGAGAAGGTGTCAGAGGTATTATTTTCAACAAAATTCAGTTTCAGCTTATACTCGTTTTGGAATGATTTCATGTAAAACAACAACTACTGCTGAAACTATTATTCATTTACCTACAAGAATGAGAACAGTGCCTAGCCTAACCACTGGAACAGCTAATCAAAGCACTGTATTTGCTGAAAATGGCTTGCATACTACATCTAGTTTAGCTATAGATAGTCACTCAACTAGTATGGCTCCAACTATATCAATCACTACTAGTGGTTTAGTTGCGGGTCAATCAGGTACATTTCTTTCAAACAATAATACTGATTTTTTTATTGCTTTTTCCTCTGAATTATGACTAGCTATCAACTTTATCCAGATGATCCAATTTTTGGCTCAAGCAAAATTGTTAAAAAGACAGCAAATGATGGAACAGTTTGGAGCATACCCTTTGATCCAGATAATACTGATTACCAAGAGTACCTTTCTTGGCTAGCAGAGGGAAATACACCTAAAGCTGCTGATTAATTAATTTTCTCTATTTGTCTTGTCATTATTCCACCTAAAATGTACAAAGGCCCAAGAGTGGGAATAATTAACAGCATTGATATAATTAAAGTGTGAGAAATCGCTTTTAGTATTGCTTCTTTAACCATGTTTCAAAAAATTTGTCAGGTAGCTTCATTGTTGTCTCTTTTTCTAACCTTGTCAATGTTGGGCGGTTCATATTATGCTTACCGTTTTGTTACCAGTGAACAGTTTAAAGCAAGAGTGATGAATGAAGTGCTTGATAATGTACAGGGCATGATGCCAAAAGTATTAGACCAAGAATTACCAAAAGTAACAGGCCCATCAATGCCGATCATTAAATGATCTTTGGATTTTTTAAAAAATTAATAAAATACTATATTGATAAACTTGTGTCTTGGATAAGAATAAAAAAACTACAACTTGAACTAGATGATGAGATAAAAAAATATCATGATGATATGGATGCAAAAATGACAAAACCTAGAATTGTTGAAAAAGGTAAGTTTGGAGAAGATGGTTGGTCTATTTCTATAGGTGATGTAGATAAAGATGAGTGAAATAAAAATACCTGAGATAAAACTACCAACAATTGATATCCCAGATGCTCCATATTTTACAAAACCAAAACTAGAAGGCAAGTTGCCTGGATGTTATTTATATCATCGTGATCTAGAAACTACACGCAATCCATCATTGCTTATATCGGACAAACGTGGCACATATACTGTATGTCCAAACGGTGAAATCCCATCATATACTCCGATGAGATATGACCCTGCACAGATAATAGATACAGAACCTGTGCCTGTTAACACTGCGCCAACTCAAAAGGATACAAACGTAACACAACCAAAACCTAAAAAAGATAAGAAAGTGGTTTATGAACCCTGCCCACCTGAAAAGCCACAATTTAGACCAGGAGATTACAGAAATGATAAGAGGATCGAAAGGCTGTTAAAATATGAAAGAAGTACCGATGGATCTTGTGACCCGATCTGGGAAAAAGTACCATTCAGAGAAAGTTTTATTGGAACTCCTGAAGGGCTTATCTCAACTACTGTGTTGGGTGTGGTTGCTGGTGGCTCTGCATTATTGGCTCCTCTGATAAAAAAGGTGATTTCTGAAATATTTAAAAAGATAAAAAAACAACTGACAAACAAAAAAGATAAGGTACAATAAATATTACAAGTCTATAATTCGGTCACTTCCTCAGGTTGATCTTCCCCCAAACCAGTGAGAATTGCTTTTATAGATAAGGGGGTAATATTAGATCGGAGTTGTTATGCCTAGAGAAATACTAGGTCAGCCAACCTCTCTCTGATGCGGCTTAAACAGCTTAGGCAACTGTGAAAGACCCTTCCGATCTAGCCTACTTTAATTTATGAGTGTGCGGTAATACTTGATTTGGAATTGTTGTTAATACTACGTTTTTACAGGCAACCGCATCTTCATTAATCAGCTTTACACCAAGTTTAAACTGCTCGGCACATACCTTCATCCTTGCGAGATTGGCCTCAAGACGAGCCTTCTGTAATGCAAACTCTTGTCCTTTTATTTGATTCTCAGCAGCTTTGATGCAAAGATCAGATCCCTCTCCCAACGGTATCTGCAAGCTGATTGTGAAACCATAATTAAAATTATGAGTTGATTGATCTATTCTTGGCTGTTCACTTTGATATAAAATTTTACCTGGATTTACTAAATTACCTGACGCATCCTCTGCAAGGTCATAAATATTAGTCTTGGTTGTGGTCATTCTAGGTGTACTATAGTTTTCCCCCTTGGTTACAAACGGTGTAAAGGCTAATGTCGGTTGTTGGCATTGAATATTTCCTCCATATGTCATAGTTGGAAATCCGCCGTTTATGGTTTGGTAACCATTATTGATCACCGTTCCAGAACTCGATGCCGAAGGCGAGCTTACGGTATTAGCAAGGGTTTTGGGCGAATATAATAATAGAAGTAAACTTAATTTGAAAATATTGATAAGCTTGTGCTTTGACTTTCTGTATTTATGGTGCGCTGAATAGTGCTTGTTGCATCTAGTCCTGGAGCAAGAAAATTCTCCGTTATGCTGAAAGCCTCGCCTGCATCTTTGATCTCCCATTGAGGTTTTGTTGGTAAATCTGGAGTTACCCATTTAAATGAAACTCCATTAACTGTCTGTGTGTTTGTATAAGTTGCATCAGGTGATATAACAGTCCCATCCTTAACTTGTATATTATTTCCTTGGAGCGAATAGCTATACCCAGTACGATAATTTTCAGTAACAATGGTCTCCACAATAATCGTCTTGCTGGAGCTTGAGGATTCCATTTGGCCTGTCGAAAATGAAGGCGTAATTCCTCCAGCATAAGCACTAGGTATGCCAAATAAAAATATTACTAGCCATTTCATCAATCAATTTCAAGTTTTATTGTGCTTGACATCTGGGCTGTAACCCCTGCTCCTGTAGCAGATAAGTTTACTGTCATCGCACCTCCAGAATCCATTGTCATGGCTGTTGTGCCAATATCACCACCTGAAACTGTTTGTGTATCTCCAAATATTGGTAAGGCTGGTACAACACCATTAGTAACCGTTGTGGCTAAAAAACTTGTAGGAATAGAATCACCTTGGATAAAACTTTCACTTACAGACCAGGCATCCCCTGCGGTGGTTACGGCGTAAGTAGTTGTGTTATCTATCGTTGGAACGCCATTAGTTATTGCGGAATCTGTTAAATCTAAAGTACCAATAGCATTTGCAGTATCACCCGCTGTTGGGGTGACATTTGTACCCGATGCCGAGAAGGTCGTACCGATGCGATTAGAGGTTGAACTAGCTCCTAATGTACTGACCGAGACAACATTCTGGATTGAGTGATTGATGTCCGCATAAGCTGGCGCAGATACAAGAAAAATAAAAGGCAGTAGTTTTTTCATTTGATACCAACTTTGTTGTTCTTATTATCCACTATAACTGATTTTTTTGTGTTGTTATTCTTACCCTTCACAGCTATTCCATAAGAAGATGCGATATTTCCCACGAGGCCTGCTGCAAAAGTGTCAAGTCTGATTCTTTCCATATATCCAAGAGTCATAACTGACAAAGCCCAGCAAAGAATAATAAATCGGATTGCGTGTCCGAAATAATCTTTACTTTCTTTTTCTTCTTCT